GACATGAAGTTGAACCCGAAGGGCAAGCTCCACGTGTGGACTAACCTTCTTATGAATAGGCCGGATCAATCGAAGCGGTATATCTTAGGTATCGACACCAGTAAGGGACAGGGGGCATCTAACTCTGTGGTGTCGATTAAGTGTAAGGAAACTGGTCAGAAGATAGCTGAATGGGCGGATGCCAATACACCGCCTTACGAATTTGCTAGAGTCATCATTGCACTGGCTCTTTGGTGTGGTGGGGCTAATCCTCGAAGGATACCTTTTTTGAAGTGGGAAATGAACGGACCCGGATGGGATCTTGGTCGCATGATTGTAAAGACATTTAGCTATCCTTATTATTACAAGGACAAAAAGCATGGTACAGTAGTAGAAAAAACTGGTAAGAAATATGGTTGGCACTCCAACCCCAATTCTAAAATAGCTCTGTTGGATAACTATGATAGGCTACTTGCTCATGGTGGTTACATTAATCCGTCTATCCCATCACTTGAGGAAGCCAAGTACTACATTAATCTTCCCGATGGCGGGGTCGGCCCGGCTGATTTCGTGGAAGAAAGTGCAGGAGCACGGAAAGCGCACGGCGACCGGGTGATCGCGGACGCACTCACACTCGACGACAAGGAAATCCCGAAGGGCCGGGGGGCGGCGGTGAAGATTCCAGGTAATTCGTTCGGCCACAGGTTTAACCAGTACAAAAAGAAGCGTAAGTTGCAAAAGACGGGTGGTAAAAGTTACAAGCATCCGTATGGAGACATAAAATTATGCCAGAAGTGACCGCGAAAAAGCTAAGTTTAGCCGTTAAGTCGGGTTTCGACCGCCTCAAAACTTATAGACGCAATAGGGCCATGTTTATTAAGAAGTACGTCGGCCAGTATTACGCCAAAGCGTATGGTATTACGGGACAGCAGCCCATTAACCTGATATACAACGCTATTCGAGTGACAATCCCGAACATCATAATGAAAAACGGGCTAAATCGGGTAGTTACAGAGATTTTACCATACCGACAGTATGCCGATATGCTAAGTTTGGGGCTGGATTTCAACCAAAAGAAGATGAAACTGAAGAACACCCTACGAGCCGGTACGGTTGACGCATTTTTCGGTATGGGGGTTTATAAAACTGGTATATCTATGAGCGGTCAGGTACTCAACGAGAATAACAACCTGATAGACCCCGGCCAACTCTACACCGACATCGTAGATCTGGATAATCTTACAATGGACCCGACTTGTTATAGGAGAGAAGAAGCGACCTTCTTGGGCGACAAAATACGAGTGCCGCGTCAAACACTTCTCGACACGAATGGGATAAATTCAGACCTCGTTATGCAACTTCCGAAGTGTAATGCACAAGCCGGTTCTGACAAAGGTACACACACGCTTACACAAACACAGATGCAAACCCTTGATATGCAGAATTTACAGGACTATGTATATGTGGTCGAAGTTTGGATTCCTGGGGCCAATGTGATAGCTTTAATACCAGATCCGCACGTTAAGATGTTTGACGATTTCATTTCAGTTAAGGATTATTATGGGCCGGACACAGGGCCGTATACATTTGAAGTGTTGACACCACCCGTTCCTAACAACCCGCTTCCCCTCGCTCCGGTTGGTATATGGTACGACCTCGCGGACATAGCTAACCGAACGTTTAAGAAAGAGGCGGATCAGGCCGAACGCCAGAAGGACGTACTTGTGTTTGATCCCGCTCAGTCCGATACTGCTCAGGATATTCTTGACGCGGAGGATGGCGAATATGTGGCGTCTAACGACCCCAAGGCTGTTCAGGTGTTGAAACTTGGTGGACAGCGTAGAGAGGGCGAAGCGTTTATGCAGCAGGCACAGCTTTGGTTTAACTACATGTCCGGCAACCCCGATCAGATGGCTGGATTGAAGTCTGACGCCAATACAGCCACGCAAGCTGATATATTATATTCCAATGCTAACATTGGGGTTGAGGATACTAAGGGTATAATATATGATGTCGCAGCCGACATCAGTGCTAAGCAAGCGTGGTTTATGCACAACGATCCGCTGATGCACCAGGTGTTGTGCAAACGTCAGCCTGGTGATGTGCAGACACAGATCGTACTCACACCGGAACAACGGCAGGGCGATTGGTTGGATTACAGTTTTGAAATCATACCGAAGTCGATGGCTATCATAAACCCGGCCATTAGATCTAAGCGTATCGTTGAGTTCGCCACTAACATCTTACCGGCAGCGGTTAATGCAACTATGATGATGTTACAGATGGGCCAACCGTTTAATCTCGTTGGATACCTTACGCTTATAGCCGATGAACTTGATATTACGTCTGAAGTACAGCACTTGTTTAACGACCCGATGTTTATGCAGCGTGTAGAATTTATGATGGCGATGGGGCCACAGGAGGCCGGGAAGGGCACCGCCAACACAGCGGCGGGTGTGAAACAGAATCACGGTTTTCCGAGCAAGACTAAGATAAAGAGTTTGAGTGGTCAGGTTAATAGTGACCGCCAACAGAGCGGCGGTCTGTCACAAGGGGCACATGATGCTAACAGGGGAACATGATGATCAACGTCTGTGATAACTGTAAAAACAAACACTGCTCATTCAAGCACTGGATGTATACCATCGCCCGGCGAACCCGCAGGGCGTGGATGATGGCCGGATGTGTTAAGTTTCGAGGAAAGTAATGGCACGGTGTAGGAAATTGGAATATATATGTCCAGCTTGTGGCACTGATAAAACTGTGTTGAAAATTATATGTAAGGTTCCAGCGGATGAAGCAACCTGCGGTAACTGTGGCGGCGGGGTAATAAAAGCGTTTGTGATGGGTGTTGGTATGCGTGGTGGTGACAGTAATTATTCTAAGCCGCTACACTCTGATTCCTTAGCTATTAGTCCATCACAGATAGCAGAGCATAGAAAATTATTTCCTAACATAAATGTTGACGCGGATGGGCGTCCGGTATTTGAAAATTTCAGGCAGCACAACGACTACCTTGAAACATGTGGTTTTGTTAAACGAATCCAGCGTATAAAGCCGAAAGGCCGAAGAATAGATAAACCTAAGCAACCCTCAAGTGAGGCTTACCCGAAGGAGAATCAGTAATGGCAGAACCAGCAGATGGTGGCGTAAAATCAAGTGTTGATGTAACAGTTGATGATGTTAGTCAGGAAGTTTTAGACAGGACGCAGGAGCGATTGAACGCACTCGCGGACGATCCGAAGGTTAAAGGTGATATAGGTGAGAAGAAGGTTTTAGCTTCAGTTGTCAGTGCGGTCGATTCTACCGTTAGTGCGGTAGACTCCGTTGCGAGTGTAGCTGACTCTACGGTTAGTGCAGCGGTGGCGGCTGATAGTGTTGTCAGTGCAGCGGTAAGTTCTGCTAGTGTAGACTATAGCCTCCAGGACAACTTGTATCGAGCAGCCATCCACGAAGGTTGGACTGACGATGATATTAAGGACTTCTTGGAGCAAAATCCCGACAGAGCAAGAGCTACGTTTAAGAAGATGTACGAGTCAACTACGGGTTTGTCTCAGAAGTGGGCGGATGCCGGTCGAGCCAAGTTGTTGGCTGATGATGGTACACAGCAGCAACAGCAGCAGACTGATACCACACAGGCTAAAACAGACAAGCCCAAGGTTGAGTTCCAGGAAATTGACATTGAGAAGTTAAGAAAAGATTATGATAATGATCCCGTTGTTGAGCTTGTAGCTGAACAACAGAAGCAGAATAAAATTCTCTTTGATAAGGTTAATGATCTGAATGAGGCTATCTCTACCCGACCGCAGGCCCAACAGCAGCAACAGCAAGTTGTTGATCCAGCAGCCGCAGCGTTAGCCGCTCAGGTCGATTCGTTCTTCAAACAGGACGACATGAAAATGTATGATTCGTTTTACGGTACGGGCGATAATCTCACCCCCGGTGACATAGCCAATAGAAGTGCTATGTTCACGTTGGCGGATCAGATCAGGGCTGGTAGAGCACTCCAGGGTTTAGACACCACTGTTGATGAAGCTCTCGCCCAGGCTCACCTATTGGTGACAGAACCGGTCAGAGAGAGAATGGTTCGGAAAGACATCGTTTCTAAGTTGACGAAACGAAGTAACAGTCTATCTTTGCGACCCGCCAGTAGTGGCAGGGACGTGGATGTAGCGGAGCATGACAAGCCGAAGAATGACGCGGAAAGAATTGCTAACGCTGAACAACGTCTTGCAAAGATAAAATGGTAAGAAAGGGGTAACACATGGGTGTTGCTAATTCGGCATTAGCCGATCTAATCGCGGTCACTCTTGATGACCTGCCAGAACAGTATTTTGAAGTGGGTTGGGATGATCACAGATATGAATTTTGCAGAATCTACCAATCCGAGCGTATGGAAGTTGATGGCGGCGAGCAGATTACACGTGTATTGATGCTCGACCACACTGGTAATGCTCGGTATCGTACATTGTACGACACTGATCAGCCTAACGTCCAGGACGTTATCACGACCATCCGCGTACCTTGGGTTCAGATAGGTACGAATTATTCGTGGGATAAACTGGAGATCCTACGTAATAAGAATAACGCTAAGGGTTTTGTGAAGCTGTTAAAACTTCGTAGAACTGATGGCCTATGGTCCTTAGCTAATCTTATTGAGGAACGGGCATGGAAAACCCCGACCAATTCCGGCGATGACCTTTATCCCTACGGCGTCCCTTACTACATTAACATGTTGACTAAGGGTTCGACGACCGCTGGTTTTAATGGTCAGACTATCCGTTATCAGGATGGTTCTACCGACACGACCTGTGCTGGTGTTAATGCCAGTACAGCGGCCAATGCGAAGTGGCGTAACTATGCGTTTACGTATAGTACGATTGACAATGCGTTGCTGAGGTCGTTCCGGTTGGCGTTTATGTATAGTAAGTTCAAGGCACCGATCCTGGTTTCTGATGCGGCTCAAAAACGCAACGCGGCCAAGCGTATTTATACTGACTTTGGTAACACAGCGGATCTCATGGATCTCGCTGATGCCAAGGACGACAACCACCAGGGCAAAGAGGTTCTCGGTAATCTCCGCGTGCAGGATGATGGTCTGGTATTGCTCAATAGGTTGCCGGTTGTTCCCATCGATGAACTGGAAGCTGTCACAGATCCAGAGCAGGGTACAGCGACCAAGCCTATCTATTGTGTCAATTTCGAGAAGTTCATTCCTTACGTCCAAGAGGGCTACTGGAATGAGGAAAGTGAACCCATGACAGATCGCGGTCAGCATACTACGTTTACCGTGTTCCTGGATGGATCACATAACAACCTGTGTACCAACAGGCGTGAAGCCGGTTTTGTAGGACA